AGCTTTCCCTTTTGTTAATGTAATTAAGGTGAGCGGGATCGGAATCGAACCGTATCCTACGTGTTACAGCACGTTGTCTATTCTCTGTAAATCATAGACATTAGTCTGGGCCTAGTGTGCCCTCCCAAGACCGCTCATAATTCTTTGTAAATTATTTAAATATGCGGCAAAGGCTGTTATATTCAGTAATCATTTAACCCTATGGGCACCTTTTACCTATCATATAATTAGTGCGCTGCTAATTATACGAATACTTAAATAATCTTCTTATGTGAAGCAGATACCCTAAGATATCTGCCCCATAAAAAGACTATGAAATAGTCACAATACCTTGCTTGTCTGTTAGACGGTTCATGCTATGGAACGGCATGAATAAGTACAAGGATCGTTTCCCGAAATGAATTTGGAAAGATTTAGAACCACGACCAAAACCATAACGGGTTTTCTTTGAACGCTTCCGATACAGAGTGTTACGCAAAATATAATCAATCATGAGCTTTCCAGCCCTCCTTATATAAGAAACTCTAAGTGGTGTTCGTAAGAACTCACACCACGTAAGAGTATCTAAATTAACAACAAGATTGTGAAACAACCTACGATAAACAGGATCATCTTGAGATCACTGTAGAACTTCTCGTTATCTTGATACATAGTTTCTCCTATGCCTCTTGTGCATCTTCCCAGCTTTTTTCCCAACCATTTACATGGTCGATGTAGTTTTTAGCTCGGTCCAATGCCCCAGTTAAGCCAGACAAATCCTGTCCAAAGCTACCCACAATAAGTATTTTACTATGTGGGCTTTCCTCATCCAGATGCCAGATTGCAACCTCTCTGACCACATAACGTGGATGCTTTTTACTTTTGGAAAGGTCTTTATGATCGGCAATGGAAATTTTCCATCCATGATAGTCAACAGAGACATTGTTTAGATCAATCTCTGGAACCCATTTTTTATTTTCCATTAGATACTACCTCCACTTCAAAGTTACGATCTTTCCAAGGATTTACCCAACGTAAATCCCCTGTCTCCAAAGATTCAATGAATATTTCATTCAACCTCATAACATGGGTCTTTGAACTATGTGCTGTAACTTTCCATAGTTCTCCATGTTCTCTAACACGGTTCTTACCGTGGTTCGAGATGCCTTTAAGGCGTAATATACTTGTCATAGATTTATCCTAACCTTTTCAAGGTGTCGATAATAGGACCAGTGTACTTCGGTCCAATACCAACGGTAACACCACAATGTAATTGTGATACATCGGCTCCAGGCTTTGGAAAAGAGTCAATGACTTGATCTAATGGACCTCCGACATAGTCGGTTCCAACGCCAAGCTGACCCCTAACTTGGATGACATAACCACTAATTACAATAATCAATACTGCGTATTGATCGGTGTAATCCAAACGACATTGAATACCTCTGCCGTATAACTTTGAATAATCTTTGAACATGACCATTACTCCGTAATAAATCAGCATAGATACTATGTCCTTGTGTGAAGCAGACAGCCTAAACTGTCTACCCCACAAAGACATAAGTCTTAGTCGAAAGGGTTAGCTTCAGCTACCGGAGTAGCGTCACGACCAGCAACGAAAGACGTTACCATCGTATCAGGCAAAGCCTCTGCATTCTTGATGACCTTCCAACTACCGTTGGCATGGACAACCCGAACTGGCCGACCAGCATCACCGGCTTTCTTAGCCGTATCACCTTTGCTCTGGTGAGCAGTCCACTTGCCAGTTTTAACATCGAACGATTGAAATTTAACAGCCATGATGGCCTCCTTTGTTATAAGATAGTCTAAGTGTTGTTCGTAAGAACTTCACAACACTAAGACAATCTATATGGTTTGGAAAATCGTCATCAGTCCAGCATATGCTATGCTGAATAGCAAAGGCCAGACTATGACGAACTTTGCAAAGATCAAAAGATCAGTAAAGATTGTATGCATGAACAGTCTCGATGACTGAATCGAAAGATTCAAGCCATTCACCTCTCTCACCCCATACATCTACTGATGTATCGGTGACAGACACTTGATAGGTCCAGTTACCATATCTGGCATCAAATGCCATTTGAAGTTCAAATTCATTCATTAGACTTCTCCAAAGTAATGGTTAATCATTCGGGGTTGACCATTCCGTAGTCCTTTGACTACGTAACCACGGGACATAGCCTCTGCCCAACACATAGCTTTGGTGGTGAACCACGGAGTTACTTGCTTTTTAGTCTTAAGACTAAAAATTGCATACATAGCCTAGTCTCCTTTGTCTATCCGAGCTTGCAGTCTATCTGCAAGGAGTTTGAACTGCTCTTCCGTTTGGAAGAGTTGGCAAAAAGATAACACATCCGCATGAACATTAGCAGGATGGTTCTGTAATTCAACAAGGTTGAATTTGTCAAGCATTGTTTTCAGCATGGCATCCTTTGCTATGTAAAGGTTACTAAGTGTAGTTCGTAAGAACTTCACTACACTAAGTAACCCTAAATGGTTTGTCAAGACATCTCATCATCAACCTTGTTGATGCATTGTCATCTCATCAATTCCAAGGCCGAGAGGCTTTGTCTTGATCTATGACTTTTGTCAAAGATGTCAACTACTTAGTAGAACTAAGTAGGTCTGGTGACTGGCTGAAAGTGTTGCCACTACAGCCAAGCTCTATGAGCTTCCCAGACTTCATCAGCCCAACTCCAGAGAATCTCTCTGTATCTCTAGAGTATCTAAGTAGTTCGTAAGAACTCACTACTAAGATACTCTAAAGAGATACTAGAGAAATCATAGACTTTGCCTCGTTATGCATAGCACGGGGGGGGAAGAAAAACGGGTACGTGCGTATATATATAAACAGGGGGTGACACATATGGAGCAAATAATGAGGGGTTCATCATGTTAACTTTTAAATCCGTCACATTGAGATATAAAAAGGGGATAACAGATATACTATTACCCCCCTGACTACATAGTTAGTATAGCACAGATTTTTCTACTTGGCAACCCCTAAGAAGTATGTTATTATAATAAAGTTAAAAATAATAAGGAGACTCATATGAGTGAGGATGCTATAAGAGAGATGGAAGATATGCTTGATCTACCAAAAGGAGAGTTAGCAGACTTCGTACATCTGGATTCCTTGTCATGCTGTAAGGTATTATCTTATATTATGAAAGATATAACTACAGGTGTTGCAGTATCTCAAGCTGCTCTCCAGCCTGACAGGAGAGGAGAAGCTATTAGAGACTACATAACCACTATGGTTAATATTATTAGTGAACTGAGAGAATTATTTGTAGAGGATCATAAGTATAATGAGTTTAGACGAGAACATTTCCATTGACTATGAGCAGATAGAGGGTTTATTATCTTTAAGGCAATCCTTAAATACTTATAAACATTCTAAAGCTCATACTAACTTTCTATCTTTTGTTAAGATGATTGCTCCTACCCTGGTGTCTGACTGGGAGATGGGTAAACATATTGAGGTTATTTCAGATAAGCTACAGGAGATACAGGACGGGACACTAAAGAGATTGATGGTCTTCCTCCCTCCCCGTAGTTCTAAGTCTGTTATCTGTTCTAAGTTATTCCCTGCATGGTATATAGGACAGAACCCTAACCATGAGATACTAACTGTCTCCCACAGTGATCAGCTATCTTCTGACTTCGGCAGAGTAGTTAGGGATATAGTTAATAGTGAAGACTTTCAGAATATCTTTACTGGTGTTAGCTTAAGACAGGATGTTCGGGCTGCTGGTAAATGGCAGACAAACCAGAAGGGATCATACTACGCTGCTGGTGTACGATCACAGATCGCTGGTCGGGGTGCTCACATAGCTATCCTAGATGATGTTATGTCTGAAGAGGATTCCTTCAGTGCAGCAGGTAGACGATATGTTAAGGAATGGTGGCCGTCTGGTCTACGTACTCGTATCATGCCTAATGGTTCCATTGTTATTATTAATACCAGATACCATCACGATGACCTATGTGGTTGGCTACTAAAGCAGGAACAGGAGATGCATGATTACGGTACGATACCTTGGGAAGTAATCAAGATACCTGCATGGGTAGACGAGGATACATCAGAACTCTTAGACCTACCTGTAGGCTCATCCTACTTTCCTGAATGGAAACCAGATGAACTTCTAAAGATAGATGAAGAAGAGATCAAGGCTACCAATGGAACAAAGTACTGGGAGTCTCTGTATATGCAGAATCCCACACCAGAGGAAGGTGGTCTTATTAAAAAGAAGTGGATTGAGTGGTGGCCTTACGATGAACCTCCAGGGTGTGACTTTATTATTCAAACATACGATACAGCTTTCTCAACCAAGACTACCGCTGACTATAGTGTAATCCAGACCTGGGGTATCTTCTATGCACCTGAACAAACCCATGACGGTATGGAGAGTGCGGAAGCACAGCTTATACTCTTAGGTAATCTACGTGGGAGATATGAGTATCCTGAACTTAGACGTATGGCTCAGATGTCTTACGATGAACATAAACCTGATGTGTGTATTGTAGAAAAGAAAGCTAGTGGTCAATCATTAATACAGGATATGAGAAGGAGTGGTCTACCTGTACTGGAGTATATGCCTGACAGGGATAAGGTATCCAGAGTATATGCTGCTACTCCTTCAATGGAAGCTGGTCGTGTCTGGTTTCCTAAAGGTAGAAAATGGGCAGAAGAACTTGTGGATGAGTTAATTACTTTTCCTAACGGAGCACACGATGACCAAGTAGATGCTATGACAATGGCTATTCACTACATGAAGGAATCATGGAACCTACTACATCCTGATGATCCTGAATGGGAGGATGCCCCTTCTACGAAAAAAAGAGTTGCGTACTGGAACTTTTAAGTGTATACTATTTAGTGTAGAGTGGAGGAACTTATATGGCAATAGAAAAAAATCCTTATGACCTAAATCAATCTAATGTTGTACCTATGAATATAGAAGCAACAGAAGAAAGTTCTACTTCATTTGAAGTAGACGATGACGGTGGTGTTATCGTAGATTTTGGATCAGAGGAATCTATATCCGAAGAAGAAGTTATCGGTCTAGGTGAATGGTATGACGATCTATCTAAAGAGATAGATGAAGATGAACTAGACGATATCGCTAATCAAGTTTATGATAATTATCAAAGTGACAAAGACTCCCGTGGTGAATGGGAAGATATGTTTGAACGTGGCTTTGATCTACTTGGTTTAAAACTTCAAGATGCAACAGAACCATTTGAAGGTGCGTGTACAGCCGTGCATCCCCTATTAATTGAATCCGCTGTAAAATTCCAGTCCAAGGCGTCACAGGAATTATTCCCTGCTGGTGGACCTGTTAAGACACAGATCATAGGTAAGCAAACTCCTGATAAGGAGATGCAAGCTAATCGTGTCAAGGACTTTATGAATTATCAATTAACAGAGCAGATGTCTGAATACTTCGATGAGTTTGAACGGATGTTGTTCCATCTGCCACTCATAGGATCAGCTTTCAAAAAAATATACTATGACGCAAATCTTAAACGTCCTGTATCAGAGTTTGTGCCTATTGATCAGTTTTACGTGTCTTACTATGCTAGTGATCTTCGTAGGGCTGATAGGTATACTCATGTCATCTACCGTAGTCCTAATGATCTTAAAAGGGACATCTCTGCTGGTATCTATACTGAAATAGATTTACCACAAGCAGGTCAACCAGAGCAGAGTGCTATGGGAGAGAAGATGAATACTATTCTAGGATTCTCTCCTTCTAGTGATAATGATCCACAATATACTCTTTTAGAACAACATTGTTATCTTGATCTACCTTCACCATATAATG